AAGAAAATTTATTAGCTGATGCAAAAGCTAATATATTATATGAAATGATAAAGATGGGTTTAGATCCACAATCAGATGAAGCTAAAGAAAAATTAGATATAGAAAATGTAAAAACACTTCCTGAAATAGAAGATTTTTTTTCTAAAGATTATAGAAGTTTAGTTGAAGAGTGGGCTAGTCATCAATTAATAGTAGATGAGGAAAGATTTAAAATGCATGAACTTGAAGAGAGAGCGTTTAGGGATATGCTTATTACAGATAGAGAATTTTGGCATTTTAAAATGATGGAAGATGATTATGAAGTTGAATTATGGAATCCTGTACTAACGTTTTACCAAAAATCTCCAGATACTAGATATATATCAGATTCTAATTATGTAGGTAAATGTGATATGATGACACCAGCAGATGTTATAGATACTTATGGTTATCTCATGAGTGAGTCACAATTAAAGTCATTAGAAAAAATATACCCTACTAAAAATTCAAAATATCCTATACAAGGTTATCAAAATGATGGAACATTTTATGATCCAACAAAGTCATATGAGTGGAATACTAATATGCCTTCATTAGGATATAGACAATTTGTAAGCAATATGCATAATTCTACTGGTAGAGCAAATGATGTTGTTAAAATGATTTTAAATGAGGGAGAGGATATTAATACTTGGGGTGAAAGAAATATGCTTAGAGTTACAACAGTGTATTGGAAAACACAAAGAAAAGTAGGACATCTTACACGAGTATTAGAAAATGGCACTGTTGTTTCTAAAGTTGTTGATGAAAATTTTAAATTAACAGAGACACCTGTATATAATACAAAATTATTTAAAGAAAAAACAAGAGATAATTTATTGTATGGAGAGCATGTAGATTATATATGGATTAATGAAGTATGGGGTGGTGTTAAGATTGGACCTAACTTACCATCAACATGGAAACAAACTTCTACAGAATTAAATCCTATATACATTGGTATAAATCAAACTAAACCAGGAAGAGTACCATTTCAGTTTAAAGGTGATAGTAATCTTTATGGTTGTAAGTTACCTGTGGAGGGCAGGGTATTTTCTGATAGAAATACAAGATCTACCTCTTTA